CCACCAATCCAGCCGATAAAGCTACGCATTTTTTTACCTCCATAATAACTTTTAGGGGCGTTATTATGGATATGTAATATTAACCTAACGCTTTCTTTGCATTTGCAATTTTCTTATCTTTAGCCCAATTGCAATCATTGATAAGATGATAGATAGCATTGATTGTCTTTTCGCCGACAATACCATCAACTGTGACCTTACCTGCTCTCTGTGCTTCTTTAACAGCTTTCAGAGTGCCGTCACCGAAACCATTTGAATTATCGACTTTCGTCTTGATGATACCCATATTGTAGAGTGTAATCAACTGTTTCTTGAATGCAAGTGTTGCCGTATTATGTGAACCGTATTTAATCATTTCCTCATTCTCCTTATTTGATGTTTTACCGCCGAGATGTGCAGTTACTTCGTCTGCAAGATTGCCAAGCCTGTTATAGAGCCAGTCGCCCGGGCAGGATTTATTTGCAAACCACCTATGTACAGTCAAGACCATTTCACCTGATTTTGGCGAATAATTTAGCGTCTTGTCCTCATTACCGAACCAAAGCAGTTTAGTCTTGCCGTTACGCTTGCAGATGTCAACGCAGAGTGCAACGAGTTTGTTATACACCTTGCTGTTCATGGTGTACGGAGCTACCGTGTCGCTTGCACATTCGATTGTGACTGCACGCTGGTCATTTGCGTTTGATGAACTGCACCAAGAACGATTCCCTTCATCAACACAAAGCAACACTCTGCCGTCATAGCCGATTCCGTAGTTACAGCTTGCCTCACAAGCTGTGTTCTGAAAAATGTTTCCGAGTGTTTCAACGCTACACTGACCTACAACGCAATGCGGAGTAATGCGGTCAATACTGTGTGTGCGTTTACCGCTGTGGTTTGGGCTTAATTTTGTGTAATTAACAAGTTTTGAATTACTCATAATTATTCCTCGCTTTCGCAAATAATTTTTTTGTTTTCAAACTTTTTGTATGCGTCAAGATACATTTCGTTTTTATCGCCGTTGTATGTACATTCGTAGTACATACCGTCGTGTAATGTTGTGCTGATAAGGCATTTGTGGTTTTGCAAAGTCTTACACGACCACACTACAAAAGTGTCAAAATCAGGTGTATCATCTGACTTATCTATGTGATTTAACACATACTTGTTTACCTCAGATGTTGCAAACTTAATAAAATTTGCATTTGTCATAACTATTCCTCGCTTTCATCTGTTTTTACTTCGACTGTTGTCTTTAATCTTTTAACGATTGATACTAAAAACTTCGGCAATGGGATTCCGATTTCCGAAAGGTTTTCAAGGATTGAAATTAATTCGTTGATGATAAACCAAATCGTCACAATCATGCCGATACAGTAGTTAATCCGCAGGTCGATTCCGCAGTTGACAAGTGCCGAGCTGATGAGATAGTCGGCAACAATACCGACCGCTACGGCTACGATATAGCCTACCTTTTTGATAATACCTGTTACACCGACACGGCTGTTCAGCGTGTGGCTGATGTATGCCTGTGCCATTCCTGTGATGTAGTCGATAATCATTACCGCAATCATCACCGCAAACGGCACAAGCAAGATGTTAAGATATGCGACAATAGCACCGCATACCGTGGCAAATAATGCCTGTAAAATGTTTTCTTTCATTGTTTACACCTCGCTTTCTGTCGGCTCGTCAATGGTTGGATTATCGCCCCAAACTGCCATAACGGCATTGTAATATTCGTCTGACAGCACCGTTTTAAGCTGTTCTCTGCCCGATTTGCTGTTCATGTATGCGTTGCGGATGTTTCCGCCAACCTGCATTTCTTCACCGTTAAAGGTCAAAAACTGCTGTCTGAGTACCGAAACGCTGTCCTTTGTGAGCATATCGAGTGTGATTTTTTCTTTAAGTTCCATTTTTCATACCTCCGTTATTTAATTTTGTACAAGCAAATCACATTAATTTGCTCGCCGTCTGCAAATGTGTAAGCCGTCTTATCCTGAGTTGAAAACTGTAGCCAAGTGTTATTTTTCGGAATGGCAAATTTAAAGAGCTTGCCAAGGTTTGAAATACCGACACAAAAAACATTGTCCTCGGAAATACATTTGTACGGCAAATCAATCAGCGGACACATGCTATTGCCGCCAAGAGATACTGCGTTCATTTTGACCGTTGCACTGACGATTACGATGTCACCAATCGTCTTATATGTACAGTTTGCACTTTTGATTTTATCGGTGACGGTTGAATACGGTGTGAGTGTTGATGTACCACTTTCAATATTTGACGAATCGTATTTAGTCGCCAAGGCGGTTTTATCTGCTTTCACAAGCAGAGCGTTGTAAACTGCTCCGCTTGTGAGGTAACACGGGCTGTTATTTTTGGGTTCGCTGTCGAACGGCATTGAATCGAGCTTTCGGGCAAGTTTTTTGTCTGTTTCTTCTCTCGTGTATGCGTTCGTAATTCCGTACCCTGCGAGTGTTGTTGATTTATTGGCTTTACTTGCAAGACTATTACTCACATCAGCTATGTTAGCCTTGTTTTTCAGCGTTGTTTCAGTGCTCTGCAAACGGGAGTTAATTGAATCAATGTCGCTTTTGTTTGCTTTTTTTGTAAGATTTGCGTCGGCCGTGTCAAGCCTTGCTCCAAGCGAATTAGAACCGCCTCTTGCTGTGGTTATTTCGGTTTCAAGTGCAATTGCTCCGTCTGTTGCCCGTTCAATCCCCTCGTCCATATGGTTGAGGTTGTCGGCAGTCAGCGGAGTTGCTGTTGAGGGAGTGTTTTCCCAGTTCATTCGTGTGTATTTGTTCAATTTTTTATTCTCCTTTCGCTGTGATTTTGTCCGTGAGTGCCTGTATGCCTGTAAGCTCTCTTGACAGCACATATGATGTCACGGTTGCGGTTTGCGGAGTGCCGTCAGCGTTATATGCATAGTTGCCGTCAGCGTCGGTTACATAATATTTAATCTGTATCATATCGCCAGGTTCAACCCACAATCTGCCGTCAAGGGTTGCCTCGATAGGCTTATAAATTTTATGGTGTATTCGCTTGCCTGTATCGCCTGAAAACAAATTTTCAAACTTGTGTATCCACGCACCGCCTGCATTATCGTTTTCCTGCCATACAAGAATGTTGTCTGTCATATCATAGGTTTTACCGCTTAAAAACTTGTAGCTACGCACCTTTGCGGTTCGTGTAGAACCTCCGATTGCAAAGTCAACAGTCCCGTATGTACCGCTTGATTTTTCGTCAGCGTTGAATGCCTCGTAAAAGTCATATTTTTCTGCTTTTGTTGTATCGGTTTCAAGGTTGACAAAAACAATGTTACCGCCTTTTCGGTTATCGGGTTTAACAAAAGCAAACACACCGAGCATTTCCGCTGTATAATTAAGCAATTGACCGTAATTAACCTTTTCGGAATCATCAAGCCATACTTTGTTAAAAATTTTCATATTCTTAACAGTCAGATTCTCAACCTTGTTGATAACCTCGTTAAGTAAACGGTCGGATAAAAAATGGGCATCAGGTTGACCGCATAGGTTAATAAATTTTTCAGAAACCATTGCCAACAGTGCATAGACCGAAGTACTGTTAGAATTGTTATTCCAGAGCTTTTGCAGAGCGTTTGTACAGTCGGTTTCATAAAGCTGTGAAATCACATCATAGGCGGTTATGCTGATTTTGTTCTGATCCGTTTTATTGACCTCGGCTTTGTCAATCATACCGTTAAAAATGCACCACGACTTTGTTGTCACGGCTTCGCCCGGATAGAGAGTGTCGCTTGGATATAATGAACTGCTCGGCAGTATCGGAGAGCCTGACGGAAAAGTTTGTGTCAGCTTAACTAAAATCCAACAACCGACAAGTTTTGAAACATCAAAGGTTCTGCCAACGGTGTTCAGCAGTCCGATTTTAAATTCTGAGGCAATGCAACCGCCAAACTTCAACTTATTTTCGTCACAAATCGACTGTTTAAGGCTCATACTTTCGCTTTCAATGTTGGTTTCGGTGATAACATCAAACTTGCTGTCAGATGAAAAGATTTCGAGCTTGTTTGAAATCAGCTCGTTAATAATTTTCTGCTTATGCGTACTTGAAACGGATAGCAATCTGTCACCCCCTTAATACTCAATAAAAGTGAAAGTCACGGCATTGTATATGATGTTGTTTTTGGTGATTTTCTTGACCTGATAGGTGATGTCGGGCATATAGGCGGTCATTGTGCGATATGCAAGAAGTTCATCGTCCCAATACTCGACATGGATTTTACGCTGTTGAGAGTTATCCCACGAACTATTCAAAGCACTTCTAATTGACTGCATTTGTGCAAGGGTGAGTTCATCAACGGTTGTAAACTCAATTTTCGACTTGTAATTTGGCGAAGTTGTGCGGTGCAGAAGATTGTTGCTGTCACGGTATGCCTTGATTTCGGTTCTCTGGAGCGGAGTGCCGTTGTAGTTATCCTTTGCAATAAGCTCGTGCGGAAACAGCTTACCGCTCTTAGGAAACCTTATTAAATAACCTTTAAAATTTGCCATATCATCCTCTCCTAACCTAACGCACCGACACCGTGACGCTTTTTGACTGCGTTGTTGCGTTTTACAATGTTGTTAAAAATCACCTCGCCGTCAAGATTTACAGTAAGGTTAATGTCACCGCTGTCACCTGTTGAGCCTATCTCTGCCATAGCCTCAATAAGTGCCTGTTTGATAGTTGAAATCGGCGAAACAACCTCAGCCTCACGCTTGTTATCACCGAGTACGGCAAGAAATTCACCGTAATTTGCCGGAACAACCGTACCTGTGGCAAGTCGGGGAACTGTAATGTTAGGCAGTCCGACATTGCCGTTTACACTTCCTAACGCTTCATAAGCAATCTTTGCCGCTGTACTCATTCCGCCTGAAATAGCACTGCCGAGGCTGTTGAACGGATCTATAAAATTGTTTAAGAAGTTTTGAACAACACCTAAAAATCCGTTCATAGGCTTTTTTACAGCACTCTTGATACCCTCAAAAGCATTTGAGAAAACGCTTGAAATCGGATTGATATGTGTTGAAATAAAGCTAAGCAGTCTTGCAAGCGGATTTTTCAAGGCATATATTCTGTCACGAATGCCGTTTGCAAGACCTTGAACCGTGTAACCGCCTCTTTCATACATTTCTGTTGACGGGGAATGAATTCCCATCGTGGTATCATATTCTGAAAGCACAATAGAAGCAAGACCGTGACTGTTTTTGACAAGCGCACCTTTGTATGCGTCTGTACCCTCAACAAGACCGAGAACCGTGTTTTTACCTGTATCTTTTGCAGCTTTTTGCAAATTGTTCAAAGATTTCCACTGCGAATTTTGAACATCCGTTGTACTGATAAGACCTGCATTGTAAGCCATAAGAACAGCGGCGGCGTCTGAATAGTTGCCATTAACAACCTTTTGTACATCTGTAAGGTCATCACCCGTCATAGTCAGTTTGTTCATAGCGGCAACAGCTTTATTTACCGAACTTGTTGCACCGTCAAGAGATTTTGTTTTGCTCTGAATATTCTCGAAGTATTCAATGCCCTCTTTCCATAAAGCGTCGTTTTTAGCACCGCCACCAAAATAGTAATTTTCAAGAGCCTGCATACTTTTGCCGTTTTTCTCAAGCCACTTTTTCAGTTTTTTCTGTTCGTTTTCAAGGTCTTTTTTCTTGTTGTTATAATCTGATTTTGCACTGCTGTATTTCTTTGACGCAAGAATTCGTTCTTTGCTATTTTCAGAAGATAATTCAGCTAATGCGGCACTATTTGCAAGTTGTTGATATTTATCAATTGTACTGTCAATAACCTTTTGCACCTCGGCTAAATCACCATTTAAGTGTACTTTGCCGTCAGCACTGACAGTAACATATTGATTCCACACATCACTGAAACCGTCAACATTGTTTTTAAAATATGTAACAATGGTTTCAAGCTGTGCCTGCTCTTCTGGACTAAGCGTAGCTTTCTGTAACAGTTCATCAAGTTTCTGTTGGTAACTGTCAACAAGTGTATTGTCTGCATACAAGCTGTCCATTCGTTCAAGAGTGTCTGACAAATTATCCTCAATACCTTGCGTAGTTGTATCAAGCCTTGATTTTATACCGTCAATTTCATCAGCAAATTTTTTAGCTTCGGAATTACTCCAAACAAGCTGATTATATACAGTAACTGCAGTCACAAGTCCGGTGATGGCACCGGCAACGGCTAAGATTGGATTTGCAGAAACAGTTGTCAAAAATAACTTTATAGCATTTTTGACTTTGTCAATTCCGCTTGCAATCGCTTGTCCTGCCTTGAAAACAACAACAGCTGTACCGACTGCAGTAATGCCGCCTGCGATAGCGTACAAGGTTTTGTCACTAATAGATTTAACTATTTTGCTTAACAGTTTCAATGCTCCTGCAAGGGCTTCTACAAGTTTCGGAACTGCTTCTTCAATTGTCCATTTTGCAAGTGGGAGAAGAATATTCTTGTATGCCTGTTTCAGTTTATCTCCGCAGGCTTTGAGCAAATCCCTGAACGCCTGTCCGAGGTCGGCAACAGCTGATACAAGCGGTGACAAATCAAGACTTTCAAGCCATTCAAGGCGAATCTCTGACATATCGCTCAAAAAGCCTGTGATATCTTCAACAATGCCAAGGATTGCTTCCCAAATCTTTTTGCCCGATTCATTTTTGTCCCAAGCCTGTTTGATTTTAGTCCGCAGAGTTTTGGTGTAGTTGTTGCAGTTTTTGATAATATTCAGAATATTAGTCCAAATTCTCTCACCGGTGCCGTTATTCCACACTTTGCGAAAATCCTCTGCAATCGTGTTTACAAGTTCAAGCAAACTGTTCCATTTGTCGATAATGGATTGCACAACCTCGTCACCAAGTCTTGCCTTATTCCAAGCCTTTGTAAACGCTCCCGAAATATCACCGATGATATCAAAAACATTTTTCAAAAGCTGTTTGATGTTTCCGATAATCTTTTCGCCTGTACCGTTTTTCCACACTCTCTTCCACGATTCGCCGATTGAAACAAAAGCATTTTTCAGATTATTCAAGGCTCTTTTAATGCTGTCAAAAACCTTGTTTGTACGCTTTTCAATTGCTGTTGCGGCAGTATCAAGTGCGTTGACTGCGGCTTTAGATGATTTCTTTGTGGGGCTGTTTACTGCTGTACTGTCATCTGATGAACTGTTTTCAAGGCTCATCACGTTGAGCCTGTCAAATCCTTGAAGATTGTCTTTAATTTCCTTTGTCTTTTTCGATGTTGTGGCAAGTGCAGAGTTTGCACTCTTTGTTTCATCGGCGAGGTCTGTCATTTCAGAGCTTGCGGAATTTGCGGAATTGTCGGTTGCAGATGAATAGCCGAAAACCTGTTCCGTAAAGCTTTTGAATTTTTCCGTTGCAATATCTAATTTTTCGATAAAGGAATTAAAATTTTTCAACAGCGGAGAAAACACATTGATAAGACCTTGACCGAGTGTAGCTTTCAGGCTGTCAAGTCGGAGCTGTAAAATTCTTGTCTGATTTGCCCAACTGTCCTGCGTTCGGGCAAAGTCACCCGTCGCATTGGCGAGCTGGTCTTGAACAAACTTGTAACGCAATGTTACTTTTTCGGCTTCGGTCATTTTAGCTGTGGTCTTACCGTAACCGTTTGCAAGGGCATAGCTGTCAAGCGCAGTCTGTGTCATTACGATGCCTAAATCTTTTAAAGTTTCGGTTTCGCCCGAAAATACTGATTTAAGTTTTGTATAGGCTTCGTCCTGTCTGATGTTGTAGAATGAAGCAACATCGCCTGCAAGTCCTGTCAGCGTGGTTGACATATCATAGGCTTCTTTCTCTGTAAAACCGAAAGCCTCAGCCATTGAGCCGAAAGTACCGACATACCGCTTTGCCATTGTTTCGGACAAACCAAAAGAATTAGCTGCACTTTTTGCCCACTTGTCAACCTGTTTGGTCATTGCCGGAAAAGTAACATCAACAACATTCTGCACCTCCGCAAGGTCAGAACCAAGCTCAATGCACTCTTTGCCGAAATTTGTAATTGCATAAGTGCTGAAAGCAACAGCGGCAGTCTTTGCAAAGGTCTTAAGCTGATTTTTTACCCTTTCGATTGATTTGGTAACAGTAGTATTAACCTGTGCCAACCCGCCGTTAAAACCCGATGTATCAAGTTTCGTGTCAAAATTCAGATAACCGTCAACCGCCAAATTTTCACATCCTTTCATTTAAAAATGGGCATAAAAACAGCGCACACCGTTATGATGTACGCTAATAAAATTTTGCAAAAGAACAGCCACCCCGTTTAGAGTGGCTTTTTCGTTATTGTAATACTATTGAATCAATTATTGCCGATAACAGAGTTTCATCTTCCTCTGAAATAGGCTCGGTTGAGGAATAAGAAAAATTGTATGCACCGTCATTCCATAAAAAAGCATAAGTGTGTGCATATACACCTTCCATTTTATACGAAAATTCTATTCCATAACACGATGCTATTTCTAAATGTTTTTTGCTGGATAATTCAAAGTCCCTATCACCTTTCATTCCCTCCACAATACTATCTAAAAGTTCATTAGCCTGCGATTCGGTGTATAAAAGAATATCGTCACTCAATTCCGTATAACTTACAAGAAGATTATCATTTTCTGGACTTTTGTGATTAAAAATCAATCCGCTTGTACCTTTTGTTTCAAACTGTGACGGAGTACAGTATTTAATATCTTTTAAGGTGTTTTCGATAGCTAAATCGTACTCTGCCTTTGTTGTTTCCTGCACCGTTGTGGGAATTTCTGTCGTCACAGGTTCAGTGGTTTCAGCCTTTATATCGGTGTTTGAACTGCTTTCCGCTGTTGTACCGCAGCCAACAAGCGATACTGCAAAAACTGCGGTTAATGCTAACGCTATGAGTTTTTTCATCATTCATCCTCCTAAATGTTAAAACAATATAATTTTTACTTAATCATACACTAACATTTAGAGAATGTCAACAATATGTGATAAGATACTACACTACACGAGCGAATTTATGAAGTCAAGTTCCTCTTTATCTTCGGCTGTGAGTTTGGGCTTTAGGTCGATAAGTTCTTTATGTTCGCTGTAAAAATCCCGTTCGGTTTTGTCGAGCTTCTTATGCTTTGCCTTTTTGGTGCGTATTGAAATCACCTGTGTAAACAAGCCGTCGCCCACTTCATTGAACAAGCCGAGAAAAGTCCACCAGTGCATATAATCGACTGTGCGTGTTTCCGCTCCTGCAACCTTATTGAGAGCAGGGAAGATTATATGTCCGTCCTGTTCCCAATCAAGCACACGGACGGGGAGCTGTTTGCCCTGCGGAATATCTCCGCCGTCAAGATACCAAGTTGCCCTGTCAAGTGCCTTTTGGTAATTTTCGGGAATCTCCTTGTAAAGGCACTCGACACACACTCGGCATTTTTCAAAATCGTTCAGATCATCGTCTGCATAGGCTTTGAAAATCAGCAGAGCAACACGGAAGTCGGAATTGATTTCGTAGTTTCTGCCGTCAACCTCAAGGCTTTTCGGCAGTAATTCAATCACTTTTTCACCTGTGAAGTGTATTTGCCAACTTTCTTATTGGAAATTTTCTGTGCCGATTCAAAATCAGCCTGCATAACAGGAATAAGCACTTCAAGGAAGTTTTCAAAAATCGGCTTACCGCCCGCAAGTGAAAGACAGTTAATTTCACCAAAGGCAACCGTGCAGACATCCGAACCGAAAATGTAGTTAATCTGTTCTCTGATGTCCTTGTCGCACTCGGTGATAAGCTGAATTGCGTCTGTGTTTTCAGCTTTTTCAGCGTTTTCATACTTCTTCTGAATCTGCTCAATATTCTTGACTGCCTCGTTGAGCCTTGCAAGAATGCCCACATCCGCGGTATTGATACGGATTACTGCGTTTTCGTCATCGCCAATCTGATACTCCTTGTAACCTCTGTCAAAAACAAGTTTCTGCATAAATCAATCCCTCCCCAAAGATTAAACCGTTGCGGTAAAGGCCGGCACTTTCTTCTCAATTGTAGCCGTACCCTGCTGTCTGTCGCCGTTAAATGCGATGTTGAACGGAATGTTCACACCGCCCTGAGCACCGCCGTAGGACTGTGGCTTTACGATACAGGTTTCAGTCCAAGCGTCATACGGACCTGTCTTCTTATCAACAAGGACTTCAAGAATTGCAGTCTTGCAGTCATCACCTGTAAGGCGGTTCATTGCAATATCCTTAATCTTTTCGTAGATTGCATCGCCTGTGTTTGCGTAATAAGTGTCTGCGTCAATTGACGGTTCATAGCCGTTATCGTTTACAACGGTTTCATCAAGAATGTTCTTGACTGTTTCTGTGTCGGGGTTGAGTTCAACGGACATATCCTCAATGTCACGACCAATCAAAAACCACTTAGGGGTTTCGCCACCAAACGATGCATCTATGTAGTGCATAAGATAACTTCTTTTGAGTTTACCGATATCGGGTGTTGTTGCCATAATTAAAATTCCTCACTTTCGATTTTGTAATCTGCGGTAATCTGTAACTGATACATTACATTACCGATTAAATTGCTGTCGGGTATGTCATAAAGCATACCGTTTGAACAGGTTATTTTTGTGAGCGTACCTGCAAGCTCATTGTCGCCAACCGTTACGGTCAGCGTTTGCCCCTTTGCCTGTTTTTCAAGCCACAGCTGTAACTCGTTAATAAGTCCGCTGTTGGCAAGTCGGTCATAGTCATTAACCGACTGATAAACAGCGTACAAGATGAATGTGTGCTGTCGCTCCTGATTACCGAGAACATCGGATTTAATCAGTGTATCGCCTGTCGGAGATAAGCCGTAGCTGTCGGTGTCAGGGGTTGTGTAGTCAATGTGCAGGACATCGTTCAGCTTTGGAAAGCTCATCACAATGCTCTGCATAAGTTCAATTATGTTCATTCTGCCGTACCTCCTGCCACTTTAGCAGCACCCTGTAAAATCTCTTTTTTATGGTCGGCTTTCATTCGCTCAAACCACATCTTGCCGGCAAGAGGGTGCTTTGCCCGAGAATAAACAAGCATTTTACCTGTGGGGTGTTTCTTCTGTCCTTTAGGGCTGAAATAGCCCACAATAACACCGTTTTCCTTAATCGGGATATTGGGACCGTAAACCTTGCCGTAGTAGAGATACCTCGCATACGGTGTATTCTGATGAATTTCGCCCGAGCCTATAATCGTTGAGAGGGTTGCCGACTTTTCAAGCACACCGTTTCTGAACGGTGTATAGGGTTTCATCAATCGTAAAACCGTGCTGTCAACATACTTTTGCACCTTTAACACATCGGCATTTTTGCGGACTGCAAACTTTTTATCCCAGAGGAAACCTGCCGTACCGTTTTTTGACTTGATGACAAAATCGGGCGGTTGAACAATCTTCATGCAATCACCTCGCCGAAATTTTGATGTGCTGTAAATCGGTTACGCCGTAGAGCTTTTCATCAATCGACATAACCGCATAGCACCTGTGTTTTTGCTTTAGCGTTTTAAGGCTCTGTGACACGCTTTGAGGGTTTGAATTATCAAAGGTAAAATTACTCTTGCCCTTAATAATAATGTCCTGTGCGCTGTTCTGAGGGGTGCATAGCTGACCTGCAAAAAGGTTTTCGCTCGGCTTTAAAAAGTCGGGCAAAAGCCCTGCGGATTCAATCGGAATATACACCGTCACGCTGTCAGCGTTCTGCATTCCGCTTTTAAGCACATTGCGAGCCTTGTTCTCCTGCCAATGACATTCGGGAATGAAATATCGGTCATAGCCTGAGCCGTTGAATCTGTAGATTGTGCAGGAGCTTTCAGGGGTAATAATCATCTGCGACCACCTCTGTACAGCAAATCGGTGTCGGCAAGATACTTGTAAATTGTGTGTCTGACAGCCTTTTTATGGGCGGTTTTACGCTCTTCTTCGGACACATAGCTTACGGATTCATCACCGACGCTTGCAGATGAAATTCCTGAATTTGCGGACTGCTTTTCATCGTTATATACAAGCTCTGCAAGCTCACAACAGCAGAGTTTTACGCTTTCGGGAATATTGTTCCCGTCAACATTTTCGCCTGTGTATGCCTTAATGAGCAGGGTTGCAGAGCGCGCATAATAATCAAAGGCGGAGACAATGACCGCCTTTCTGCCACAGAGATATTCAGAGATGTAATAGCCTTCATCGGCATAAGCGGTCATAGTAACACTCCTTTAAGCCTCTACGGCTGAATGGCAGTAGATACCTGCCTTTTTATTCGCATAAACATCGGCAATACCGACCATACGATAACCGAACTTCCAACCGTCAGAACTCTGATTAACTGACGGCTCAATAACCTTTGTGTCAAGGTGCTTTGTGAACTGAATCGGAGCAGAGCCGTGAATAATCATAAAGTTGATATTCTTGCCCGAAGTCGCCTTTTTGTAACCGCCCTTTTCCTTGCTTGAGGATGTGCCGTCAAGCTGTTCAATCGCTGTATAGAATCTTGACTGCGGCACAAGTGTGGTATCTGCAAAACGGCTGAGAACCTCCCTTGACTTTGTTGTGTCAAGGTCCTGCACAAGACCGTAAAGCGGTGATGTGATGAAAAGGTGTCTGTTCTCGAAAGGAACTTCGTCCTCATCCATTTTTGTTGAGGCTGTGCGGAGAGCCTTTACAACCTCTTCACCTGTTGTGAGAGTTGCACTCACGGAAGAAATACCGCTTGTACCGGCATACTTTGCAAAGCGAAAAGCGTCAAGCTCGGGAACAACCTTTGTGCGGATAAACTCGCCCGAAAGTCTGCCGAATGCAATGCCTGCCGTTTCTGCGTTGTCCATTGTGTCAACCGTGAACATTCTGCCACGGTCAAAGTTACATTTCACAGTTTCGTTCGTAAGCTCAACATCGCCGTCAACATAACCGCTGTTGCGTGAGTAGTCAGCAAGACCGTCCATTGTGAGCATCGGAATGATAAGCTCGTTTGCGTTAGCGCCCTGTGTTGCAAGGTCTGACGCACCGTCAATTTTGCTTGTGAGTGCAGACTGCTTATAGACCTCATCAAGCAACGCTGTGTACTGTTTAAAAAGTGCAATTGTGTTTGCCATAATAAAATCACCTCATAGATTTAATAAAATTATTTCTTTTCGGCAGAAAGTCCCATAGCCGCACGCATTGACGCAAGCGGATTTGAGCCTGTACCGCCGTTACCTGTATCGGTTGCACCGACAGGATTCTGAAAAGGCTCATCAGAACCGAACATATAGCCGTTTTCGGACTTAACCTGTTCGAGAGCCTTTTTGATGTCATCTGCCTGATTTTTAGATGTTTTCAGGTTTTCAAGGTCAAGCAGAGCCTTGACAGCCTTTGCATTTTTCGCACCGCTCTTTGAAACAGCGGTGTCAAGAACAGAGTTAAACTCCATATCCGCAATCCTTGTCTGATACTCATTCTCTTTGGTTTCAAGTTCGCCGTTGAGCTTTTTGATTTCGCCCTTGAGCTCGTCCACATTGACACCCTCAAACTTTTTGAGTGCAGTCTGTGCAGTTTCAAGCTGTGACTTGTAGTTGTCCCTTGATGTGCGGAGCTTTTCAACCTCTGACACGGTTTTGTAATTATCCGCAAAGGCTTTTTCAAAGTCTACCTTTTTATCTTCGGGAACTGTAAAGCCGATTTCGGAGAGAAGTGTGTGTATATTCTTCATAGTAAATCCTTTCTGCATAGCTTGTATTCCGCTTTGCCTGCGGTAGAAATTCAGCCGTTGTAACCTACGGCAGGGTAAAATAAAAGCACCTATGCAATCAAATGCAGGGGTGCTTAATCTGTTTTTTCTGTTTTAACTGCTTTGGCTCTCGGCTTTTTGGGAGCGTCAGGCTTGACCTCTTCTGCAAAACCACCGTCAATGAGTTCCTTTGCTCTCTGCTCGGAGCATTCAAAAACTTCATTCACAGGTCGGGTTACATAGCCGTTCTGCCTGTCATTAAATGCTGTTGTTACTCTGATTTTCATTCTGTCACCACCTTTCTAAACTGGTCGAAATCGACGGGTTTAACTGTTAATCTTTACTCTTAAATGTAATCGGTAAAATCTGTTTAGGCAGGAAGTTAATTTCATAACGGTATTTGTCCACTTCTGCACCGCTTATGTCCTCTACAACATACATAGTTTCATCATTAAGACCTATGATATGCTTTTTGTATTCACCCTTGCCCGTTTCGCAGACAACCTCAATTTGGTTATCGTCATTATCGACCTGTAATGAAAAAGCGGCAACAAGTTCAAATGACGGCTTATCGGTTCTTGTGTTAATAACCGTAAGCCTGCGTATCACATTGAAATTGTCTGCTTCCTGCGAAACATTGTACGATACCTGCGTTGCCTCGGTACAGCCCACAGTAAACAGTACGATTGTTGCAATCATAACTACCATAAGTACAATTGCTAAAATTCTTTTTCTCATAGTATCAAACCTTTCTTTGATTAATAATAAAAAAGCACTCTGATTTCTCAAAGTGCTGATTTGATGTATTAAGTTTTGCTTTGGTAAGTTGCAGACAAGTTAAATAATGCCGTAAACAAGCCGTTTTCCTTACTCTGAACATATTCTCGGCAAGTTAAACAACAAAACCGCCCTTTTTACGGAGCGGTTAGATTATGCCACTATCTTTTAGATATTGCATTTTTTGTTTCTCTCTAAGCTTACTGTAAAGTGCTTCAGCATCTTTAGCTTCTTGTGGAGCATCTTCACGCAAAGTGACATTTAAACCATTTGTTACAAGGTACGGCTTAAACGCATTCCATAGAGATTTTTGTTCTTCAGTTTGTATCAATCTCATACTATCATCACCCTAAAAGTTTGCTGACTCTGTACTCATTATACACTTCATCCATAGCTTTATCTTTTAAGCATTCAAAAGCATACTCACTTATATCCTCTATATTATAACCGTTATTTATCAATTTTTCAACCTTTGGAGCATAAATTTTATTAAGGTAATCGCAATATTCAAAATAATCGTTAATACTTCCGAATTTTGCTCTGTAATTTTTAGCGTCTTGCCAATGAATCAGTTCGTGCAGAATTGTACTCAATCCGTCTTGCGGACAAGCCAAGTTTTCTTGTAAGCCTGACAAATCACTTGTTGAAAAGTATGCTGAATTGACATTTAGAACATTTTGCATTGGCATATATGAAGCAATAGCATTTACTCGCATTTCTTCGGGAGTGACAATACAAATTTCAGGCTTTCCGCTTGTTTCAACCTCTCCGAGCATATCAAACGCTTTTCTCACTTGCATATCAAAATTATGAAGTTCTTTTCGTTTTAGCTTTACCTTATCTGAAATATAAACATTATCACACAATGTATTTGCCTTGTGGGTATCAATTGTAATTGTTTCGCCCTCAATTTTGCGTTCAAAAGTTTTTGATATATCTTCTTCAAAAACAGGTCTGTAATATTTTTGTTCATCAGTCTTCAAAGAAAATTGTTTTGCCTTTTCTTCAAGCGTATTCGCCCTATCGTGCCACTCATCGGCTCGGGTTTGGGCAATGCGTTTATTGTCCTCATCAAGGCTGTATTCGGCACGGCGGTCAAAGCGTTCTGCCTTTTTCGGGAGTTTTGAGCCTAAAGCATTTTTGCCGTCAACGGTTATTCTTTCCCATTGTTCGGGAAGTCCCATAGCTTTTGAAAACTTTACATATTCGTCCTGCCTTTGAAAATATCTGACCTTTGCGCCTGTGATTGTGTCATAGTCTGCACCGCCCTGTGTGAGCAGTTCAATCTGCTGACGGTCGGCACGCATTGCGGTTTCAAGCCGTCTTTGCCTTTGCTGTGCCTCATATGCCGTGTACTCTTTGCCATTGTATTCTTTCGGCGTGTTCTCTTCCTCGTTCATACGGTCAAGTTCTTCTTCGCTGTATGTCGGAGTGTCAATTCCTTTCATAAACGGCGAATAGCTGTGATAGCAATTCGCACCGCAAAGTCCTGTGACCGTACCCAATCCGCAGACGGTTTCAAGCTCCTTTTTGCTGTACACTCTGCCCTGCCACACCTGATGTGTCGGTCTTGCCCCACGGTGATAGCTGACCTCGAAATATTCCGTGCCGAGCTGTTCGGCGTTGTCCTCGTTGACCTTTGCGACAACCTGATTAAAGCCTGTCATCAACGCCCTGCGAACCGCCACATCAACACGATTGCTCCAACCACTTGCATAATCGACGGTACGCAATCCGCTGTCGGTCATAGCTTTAACCGCTCTTTTAAGGACTGTGTTATAATCAACCGCACCGCTTGCAATCTGCATAACTCCGTTGTCAAGAGTGCGTTGGTAAAAGTCCGCAAGCGGAGTAAATGACAGCGTATTGTCGGCATTTCTCACGGCGAATCCGAGTGAGCCTGTAATGTTCCTGTACTCCGATTTTGTCTGATTTTTGACCGCCTTTACAAGTTGTTGCAGCTGTTTATTTTCCGCATAAGAAATATACTCTTTGCCCTTGCTTGTATAAAACTCCTCATCTCTTGCATATCCCGATTTCACGACTTCATCATAGATTCTGTCGATTTCATCGTCAGACACATCGAGCGTGCTTTGAATAAGGCTGTCTATTTCATCCTTGCTCACGCCTAATTCATACAAGCGGTTTATCTGCCAATCGGCGGCAGAGGTTATCTCCTCACCGTTAGCTTTCAAACGATCCGTAAGGTCGGACATAATATTTAACTGTAAACTGCGGTACAGCTGTTCCATAGCCGAGGGCAAAGCCTCAATTTCAGTCGGAGTGAACATTATTCGATAACCTCAGAGGACTGCGGAAGATTCTTTTTTGCTGTCTTTTCATCCTCTCCATACCACTTCATACGGTACTCATCAGGTCGCATAATACCAAGGTTTAAGTCCTGAATATCCTGCTTGCGTTCGGTTTCTTCATCGGTCAGAATACTGTCCTTGAAATCGCATACAAACGAATAACCGCTTGTTGTCAGCGAATTGTAAAAGGCAAGAGCATACACCAAGTCATCAAGGCAATAGCGAAGCTGTTTCTGAATTGCCGACACGGTGTTGTACTTCCTGTCCTTTGCCGACTTAATCTCCGTAGCAGTCTTTGCAACTGTTTCGGGGTTTGAAAGGTCACCGTATGCAAGACCGACCGCAAATTCAATCATACGCAGATATGTATTCAAGCCGTCCGTAATGTCGGACTGTCGGAACGCAGGCGAAAAGTCCTTGAACAGTTCTTCGTCGCCCAAATCCACATCAACGGCACGGTACAAACGCCTGTTAAGTCTGTCGGCTTTGCCGTCCTTAAACACGGCAGAATCAACATGAATCGCACGCTCTCCGCTTTCAAATTCCCAGTCAAGCCGTCCGAACTGCATATCGGCTTTCTGAATGATTTCAAGTCCGCTGTCAAAAATCGACATACCGCATGATGAGCCGTCAACCGTGTTTTTAATCGGCACTCTGAAATAACCGAACGCAGGTCTTTTCATGTCGGGGTATGTGACCGCAGGCGGTAAGTCTGCCCACTCGTCAATGATAGCGAGTGGAATTTCAGTACCGAGAACCTCGGGTGATGACGAACGGTAAGCCGTGTTAGTAACAGTCAAGCCCTTGTCCTTATCAAGGCTGTGATATTCAAGCCTTGTGTAGTAGTTGTCACCGATTTTCTTAAATTCGGGGAAGATGACCTTTACAAGCCTGTGCTTTGCGTCAAACTCAATCGGCACAAAAGCATTTGCCGAGATATATTGTACCCTGTCACCGCCCAAAGGCTTGATGACCATTGCGCCTGTTGCAAGACCTGACTGTAACTCCGAATTAAGCTCCTCGGTTGCAGTTTCAAACAATTTTGACAGCGTTTCATTTGAGATGTTCACCGTCATTTCGTTAAGCGTAATGTTAGCAAACTCCCTTGTGATTGACTGCTCAAGCCTCAAACTGATGACATTTTCATCAAGCCACGGAGCTTTGCCAACATAGCAGTTTTGCCATACGCCGATAGCCTTTTGCATTTCTGCCGTAATCGCAAGCCGTAAATTAAGCGCCTGCCGAATATTTTCAAGCGGAAACATTCGCCTCCACACTCCTTTCAAAAAATCTATAAGTCCCATTATTCACCTCTGCGTTTCCATACTCTGTTCATTGCATATCTGACAGCGTCAATATGGTGGTTATCCTTATCGGGATAACCGCTGATAACATTGCCGTCCTTATCACGCTCGTATTCATAGTCGAGAAACTCCTGTGCAGTATGCGGACAGCGTGTGTTATCAATCACAATCTCCCGTAAAGACTGCAACCACTTCATCGAGTAAACAACCGAACCGGGTCCTTTTTCTGCCGAACGAGCCATTAAACCGTCAGCCCTGTAATCGCCGACTGACTTCTGTTCTGCACTGTCGCAAGTGATTAAATCATTGCTTGTAACTCCGTGCTTAGTTCTGAGCAATTCGGCTGTTTCCCTGTTGCTTTTTTTGTTGCAATGTTCCTCGTCAAAAATAATGAGCTTGTGTTGACTTGGAATATAAGTCATGCAATCATAGGCAAACGGATCAGGATACCAGCCCCAGTCAACTCCTCTGTAAAATCTGTCAAAGGTCTGAATTTCGTCATCTGTGACATCACGAATAACAACATTATCAAATACATTGCCGCCTGTGCCGTTAGCAATGCCCATATACTCGTTTTCATAGGCGGTAGGGTTTGTTTCTTTCAGGAACTCTGCGTCATCTATAAACGGCTTTCCGAGCCATTTTGACGGTACTGTAAGGTATGTACTCTCAATAACGAGCCTGTCTTGACGGGGAATTTTAACATACTTGTTCGCCCAGTTCTGTGCAGATTTCGGAGGGTTGAACGATTTAAATTTAAAAGCCGTGTCACCGCCACGAATCACCGACTGTTCAATCTTTCTGACAGCTTCCTCGCCCGTGAACTGGTCAAGTTCTTCAAACCACACAACGCCGATATAGCCGAATGGTACTTTGATTGATTTAATCTTGCCCGGATCATCTGCACCACGGAAGTATATTTTCTGTCCTGTGCTTACCCTCGTGATTTCGAGAGGTGACACGGTGCAGTTAAACTCGCTTTCAAGACCGAGAGCAGAGATTGACCACAAAATCTGCTGATACACCGAACTGCGCAGAGTGTCGGCTACCTGACGAAAAATACAGGCGTGCATATCCTCGTTCTTCATAAGCAAATCAATAACATTCAGACTGACGAAAGACGATTTTGTTGAACCTCTTCCGCCGGGGAAAACATATTCCGAATGTTCTTTACCCTCAATATCAAAAAGCACCGACGAAAACGACGGTGCAACCATATTAGCCGGTATTCCTTTGTACTCCGAACCGTCACTCTTTGGCGGTTCAGCCTTTTTGCGTTCAATGTCGAGATAGGCATTGTCGAGCTTGATTTTATGATTTTCAAAAACATTGTCACGAATAATATTTCTTAATTCTTTAATGGAATTAACATCACCTGTTTTAGCCTTTTTGAGAAGTGCCGCATTTACAACGAGCAAATTATTGACCAAATCTTCGTCAATCTCATCAACATTAATTCCCATATCAATAAGCATTTCCCAGTCGGCAGAAGTGTTCGCAGGCAAGGAAAGTAACATATCCATAACCTGTTTCATACTCTTTTTACGGCGGCGTGACTTGCCCGAAGCCTTACCGCCCTTTGCTCCGTTTTTCACGGCTTCATCACGGCTTTGGTCAGATGTAAACGGTATTAAATTTTTCTCATTGGGCAATCACCTCACCTCTTTTATCTAATTTTCCCTCACAACACAAAACCGCCCACAGCTGGAACTATGAGCGGTCTGTGCGAATTTTTATCTTAGGAGAGTTCTACATATGTCCTGTTTGTTGCTTTCTTCAGTTTACATTATACCGCACCTAAAACGGAAAAACGGACAAATTTACCAATGGTGGCGGTTGCACATTTTTCTTATGTTGTCGGGGGTATTGATTCCGCCTGTATCGACTGCAATCTTTGCCCAGCTGTATTTTAAGCCGAGGTGCATAAACAGGCAGTTTTCCACAAAATCGTCCCGTGAGAGGCTGTTCAGTGCCGAGTTTCTACGGATTTCAAGGTTCTGAATATCACGCTGAATATCTGCAATCTGCACCACCGCATTGCCCACTCTGTCGGATGTCTGACCTGACGGAACAATTCGTTCACCCAGCGTCACCGCCGTGTTGTCCGCCTCAGCCTGAATCCGTGCCATTTTCGCTCTGAGCCGTGAAATCTCTCTGTTAATGTCCTTAATCTCTTTAGCCGTCAATCCATATCTACCTCACTTTCAAGCCAATGTTTCGTGCAGTCAATGCAACTGCCATTGAATCGCTTTTCCATAGGACAACCGAAATATGGAGTTCCATATGGACAGGCAAAAAAACTCATACAACTCCGAGCCATTTCGTCAATTGACATCTGTTTGATTTTTTCAAAGTTTGTCATTGTGTTCACTCCTTATTCATTTTTGCGCCACAGTAGGGGCAATATGGATACAATCTATGTTTCACCATAATGATATTTTTATGGCAGTTTGTGCAAATAAACCAAGCACAACCACAAATATCTTTTTCAAAATTCCACTTTCCGTGTTTAATCTCTTGCACATCACACACGGTTGCTTCGTTGAGTTTACTACCGTCAACTTCGATAATATGCTTAACTGTTTCAGCATTTCGTTTTGAATTAAAGTATGTCGTGTTTACACTACCGTCTGCGAACGGTATATCTAATGCATAATCACCGCATACCTCACGGATTTTTAATTCTTTTTCAATCATTGTTTTCACGCTCCTTATTTTTTGGCACCAATCCACCAATGAGGTTCAAGCCTTTGTAGCATTCATCACATAGATGTATTTTAACTTTTCTCTTGCTCTCAACAGGAATTGCAATCCCGCTAAAGTAATCAGTATCAACCCCTAAATAGAATTCCTTCATTTTAGCTGTGTACGGATCTGAGATAACTTTGTTACAACTATCACATAGATAGATTCTCATTTAGGTTCACCTCCTTGTAAAACTCATATCTGTTATCTTTGTTTTCAGCTTTTATTGCAATCGCTAAATCTTTTGTGCTTATTTCGTCTAAACTGTTAATACTTTCTGTTGCTCTGTCAATCAATAAGATTCTTTCACCGTTTACAACTTCATCAAGCACATCAGAACTACAAACACTTTCATACTTTATCATTTTTACACCTTTTTCATTAATTTTCTTTGTGAAAAACTCCGCTATCAAGATACTTCTCAAGGCTATCTCTTGTTATCACTCTTCATCTTCCTCAATAGGAATAGTCTGATTCCAGCACCTATAACAGCTAATATACAAGTCACCTTTTTTTGTTTTTGCACAACCCGAAACAGCTCCTAATTTTTTTAGGCAAGCCTTTGGTACTCCGTGATCAAGCTCTGCGTTCGGATAATTCTTCAAGAACTCACTCAAATAAGTCCTCTGCGGATGCTCGTTGCTCCACCTCTGTACAGCCTTAACCGCCTTTTCAGGGTAATACATTTCAAAAGTTGTACAGCTCATATCTTCAGATGTACCGTTATTCAGGCTGGATAGCGGACACTCGGGACATTTAATTTTGCACCCTTCCCTACTTGTCCTTTTCGTCATTCTTCGTTTTTCAGCAAAGTAATTTTCAGTTTTCGTACAATCAATCATTTTCTTCATCTCCTAAAAGTTCGAGATTATCGTAGATATTGCCGATAACGGTTGAGCGTTCGCAAAAAAACAAATCTAAATCATCAACTGCGTTATGATCGCTCTCTCGTACTACCCATCTATTATTAAACCAAAGTATTTCATAATTAATAAGTTCGCCGTCTGAGTTATTGAAAGCAGCGATATCCCTTTCAAAAATTTTCTTTCTGACCACTTACCGTTAGCTATCATCTTGCCTCTGAATAAATATTCTCTCATCACTTAATCCACCTCTATTTCCAAATTAAGATAGCTTTCGTTATCTATCTCGTTTCTCAATTTCTGTCCATAGTCAATGCCTTTGTATTTTAATGCCATAGTCCTGTCGAACTCTTTGTGCATTTTAATAGAGGCATATTCTACATTGTTTTTGTATTCCTCGGTAAATTCTTCTGCCCCATCTTTAACATTTGCAATATATCTCAGGGCTTCAAGATTTAATTTATAAAGTTGCTTTGCTCCGAATCCGAAATGGCGACTCAATATTATGGAAGCAAGTTCAAGCCCGTAACCGATACCGGTATCAAACATTTCACCACGAATACGATCTTCGTGCTGTTTACTTCTTAATTTCCAGTTGCTTTTCATTTATCACAACTCCTTTTTGATTTAATATCGCATATTTTCTCTGTGCTTGCTTAATTCTCGCAGCTCTGCAGTCCTTGCAAATGTCATTACTTTTTCGTTCATAAAAGGTAATTCCACATCTTTTGCAGAATTGTGGTTCTATTCTATTAAATGATGTGCAGCTGTCGCAGTCTTTTTCGTTTGCCATACAGCCGTTTATGTTATCCCAATAGGTACAACAATCTTTTTGCCAAAATTCAGCGTACTCACTCTCAACATTTGAGTTCTCTTTCGCAACACATTTAATTTCACCTGCAAGCATAGATAACAAGACTTTTACCTTCTCCTTGTCCTCATCAGACATAAACCTCTTGTATTTAATCGTCCTGTCCGGAAGATTATCGCCAAACTGACCATTGCCAATGTATGCTCTTACCTTATCAAGCCTTTCGGTCAAGTAATAGTCAAATACTCGACCTCTGATAGCTTTAGCAGATTTATCAAGCACATCTGACATTTCTTCATACTTATAGCCTGATTTAATCATTTCACCAAGCTTCCTAATTTCTTCAGCCGTCCACTTTATGTGATTATTTGCCTTAACCGGTCGCTCCTTAATACCAAGGTCTAATATTCTTCTCTGTATTGCTCCTTCCGTTCTATTAAGCAGTATCGATAATTCTCTATAGCTATATTTATGTTCAGCAAGAAATTTCTTAAGTCGCTCATCTTCAACAGCAGTCCAAGGTGATGTAATAAATTTATGGCTGTGCCTTATATCAGTTCTTCGCTTTTTATCAACCCAATCAGGTTCTACACCAAGATAATACTTTTCAAATTTGGAGAAATTCAAAAAGCTCTGATTCTTGTATGCCCATTCCCAAAATTCATCAATATAAACTACCTCAAACTTTTCTTTCTGCCTGCAAATCGTATGTAGAGGAAGGCCTCTATTTTGTGCCCAAGAAATTTTGATATAACCTCCGCTACTTTGATTACCATAAACAGCTTCGCTCAAATATGATAAAGTTACATATCTATCTCCACAGCTTAGAAAAGCTCCAAGCTTTAATTTATTAACTTTGTTAAGTACCGAATAAACAGAGCGTGATAAATGTTTTGTAATGTTTTTTACACTAACATTTCCCCACGCAGATGTTAAATACTCAACTTCTTCTGTTGTCCAATTTCGTCTCATTTTGTATACCTACAACACCAGCCCGTACCTATCTGCTCTGAATACGGACACTTTTTGCAGCAATAAACGCATATGTACAAACCTTTTTCAGAGTACGGGCATTTCCGTATGCTACACGGATGATATT